GGTACGACAATGTGCACACGGTGTGATGACGGCGCGTAGTGGGCAGAGTGCCCGTGGACCGTGGAAGGCGTACATGTGCCCGACACCCAAGGGTACACCGGGTCAATGTCAAGCACAGTTCCTTGACAACAAGAGTGCCGAATGGAACTCGTTCGCTGCGTAACTAAACTTAGTGTGGGCAGGTTGACAGGGAAGCGGTCTGTCCACACTATTCATGGTGGTGCGAAGCGGTAACGGCGGGACCGTGCACGGTAAGCGACTAAGCCGGAGGGAACTTTTTGGAAACTCACCGGGGTCTAGCCACACTCTACGGAGTGTGCCACGCCGATAACGTGGAACGCTGACCTCACAGGGGGTCCATGCTCAAGGGATCTTCATTACGGCGCGACGTGTGTAATTATCGTTGATCCGTGGGTTCGACTCCCACACACCACCACCCCACCACGCAAGAAAGGGAAACGTGAGAACACTAGACAGGGCGGTACGCTCACTTGACAAAGGTGGTGCAGCATTACACTTACCGTTCCGTTCATGGGCAGACAAGCATATAAGTATCCGTCGTGGTGAAGTATCCATGATCGCAGGTCCACCCGGTGCAGGTAAATCCACCGTGGCCCTAGCCCTCGCACTTAAAACACAAGTGCCAACCTTGTACGCTAGTGCTGACAGTCACGAATCCACCATGGCAATCCGATCCGTGTCCATGATAACAGGTTTACCACAATCCGAAGTCGAATCACGCATGATGATGGACGTTGATTGGGCTAGCGGTTTACTGAAACAATACGGCAGTCACATCAAATGGATGTTCGATGCCAGCCCCACACTAGGCGACCTTGAAGATGAGATCAACGTGTACCGTGAACTGTACGGTTCCGACCCCGAACTTGTGGTAGTAGACAACGCCGTAGATATTACTCACGAGAGTGGTGACGAGTTCGGTTCGTTGCGTTCACTGATGCGTGAAGTTAAATGGTGGGCACGTGAAATGAACTCAGCCTTCCTCATCCTGCATCACACCAGCGAATCGTACAACAGCAACCCTTGCCCACCACGGGCAGCGTTGCACGGAAAGATCGCACAAATACCTTCACTGATCCTCACCCTGTCATCCGAACAGCCCGGACTCATGGCCGTTGCACCAGTAAAGAACCGTTACGGGCCAGCGGATGCCACGGGTGGCACGGCAGTGTGGATGAACTACTCGCCAGAGTCAATGCTACTAAGGGACATGGAATGAGAGTGGGGAGTTTGTTCACTGGTTACGGTGGCCTCGACATGGCTGTCGGTGGGAAACTCGCGTGGTACTCAGAGATTGAGCCAGCAGCCTGTCAAGTGCTGACAGCCCATTACCCAGATGTTCCCAACCTTGGAGACATCACAAAAATTGATTGGGCATCTGTTCCACCAGTTGACATTTTGACTGGCGGTTATCCATGCCAGCCATTTTCCCATGCAGGAAATAGGAAAGGTAAAGATGATGAACGACACCTCTGGCCTTACGTTCGAGACGCCATTGACGCGCTTCGACCAAGTTACGCAATCCTGGAGAACGTCGCAGGACACATCACTTTGGGATTTGCCGATGTCCTCGCCGACCTTGCCAGCATCGGGTTCGATGCGCAATGGGGAACTTTTCGAGCGTCCGATGTTGGAGCGCCCCACCAGCGCAACCGGCTCTTCATCGTTGCCTACCCTTGCAACTCCGGACACAATGGAATCATTACCAGTGCGTGAAGGTGAAGCCTATGAGAAAGCCAAGCGACGTGGTAGTGGTCTGAGTGTGCGTGAGGACTCAGGCAACTTGCGGGAGCAAGTAGTTCATAACCTGCCTACCCCGACCGCTCGTGACTACAAAGACACGACGGTTCGCATGGAGCCGCACCGGCCTAACGACACAGACACAATTAACAGGGCGCTGGCAAGCATTACAACAACCGGAACCGCGTGGGGTAAGTACGAGCCTGCAATACGACGCTGGGAAAACCTCACACGCGAAGCACCTGAACCCACAGTCCCACACAAAGACAAACGCAGACTCAACCCCGTGTTTGTCGAATGGATGATGGGTTTACCGGAAGGGCACGTTACAGGGCGTGGGCTTACACCAGCGAAAGAGTTAAAAATGCTCGGTAACGGTGTCGTGCCGCAACAGGCGCGTGCCGCTGTCAATCAACTAATGGGGAGGATGGGTAATGTCGGCAGCCAATAAAGCAAAAGGGAGCAAGTGGGAGTCTGATATAGAATCCTATCTGAACGACGTTGGTATTAAAGCGCGACGCTTACCCCGTGCCGGGGCGAAAGATATTGGTGACGTAGCAATCACACTCAAGTCAGACAAAGTGATCGTGGTTGAAGCAAAGAACGTGGCATCAGTGACGTTGAAAGAGTTCCTGCGACAGGCCGAAGTAGAAGCAGACAACTATGAGTCTAAATACAAGAACGTATGCTACCCTGTTGTCATGGTTAAAGCACGCCAACAAGGTGTTGGTGAAGGTCGCGTCATTATGACGTTGGACACGCTACTCAACTTACTCAAGTGGGAGGGCTTATCGTGACTGACGCTAGGCTCCCCATTGCAGAGGCATACTTCACAAAGTATTATTCTTACCTTTCCAAATACTTCGAGATCGCAGTTGTTTTTGGTGGCGAAGAAGCCAAGAGACAATTCTATGCCGATCACAACATGAACCCTGACGGAAGCACGAAATGACTGACGCTAGGTTCCCCATATGGCCAGTGCTCGAACACTACGGGTGGACGTTACCATCACCGCGTGGAGTGTGGCAGACAGTGAAGTGTGGGGCACACGACGACAGTCACATGTCCTGCCGTGTCAGTGAAGATGCCGGTCAAGTAAAATGTTTAGCATGTGGATTTTCGGGCGACGCTATCGCGGTCGTTCAACACTACGAACAGTTAGGATTTAAGGATGCTCTCACTAGATGCGAAGAACTCACTGGAACAAGCGACAGCAGCGTACGAAACACAAGTGGATCAGGTCGCGGGTTATCTGGCAGCAAGGGGAATAAGTCAAGAGGCCGCGTTTACACACCGCCTCGGCTTCGTGGCCGATCCTCTGGTGGGACACGAACGGTACGTGGGTAGACTTGCTATCCCCTACGTCACGCCTACGTGTGTCACTGACGTTCGCTTCCGTGCTGTTAACGATGACGATTCTCCGAAGTATCTGTCGCGTGAGGGAGCCGAAACCCACCTATACAACGTGAAAGCGTTCGAGATGGACTCAGATTTTATTGCCATATGTGAAGGGGAAATGGACACGATCATCTCCCATAGCATGTGTGGTATTCCTACGATAGGATTAGCGGGTGCTAACGCATGGAAGCCTTGGTATGCTAGGGCTTTCGCTGATTACCATAAAGTGTTTGTGTTAACTGATGGTGACCAGCCGGGTAGGGATCTTGGCAAGAAGATCGCGCAGCAGATTGATGTGGCGGTAGTAGTGTCCATGCCTGACGGGATGGATGTGAACGAAGTGTTTATTCGTGACGGTGTTGAAGGTGTCAGAGGAAGGATCGGGTTGTGAATCCTTGGGTGTGGTTTAGTATCGGTGGCGTGGCGTTCATCGTTGTCGGTTTCATCACTGACCGTTTAATTATGCGTGTCACAGGATGGGCTCAAGAGCGAGACATTAACAGGATCATCGCTGATGAGGTTGTTGAACAGTTCCGTAGGGAACAATCGAGTCGGAGGGAAGATCCACTATGACCGACATGCAACTGTTTAGTGCCGATGCTAGGGCAATATATAAATACATGGAAGACGTACTCATCAGTAAACAGTTAGACTACGGCCCCGGTAACATTAACAACGCGCCCGGTGGCCCACTCAACGGTTTACTGGTTCGCATGAACGACAAAATGGAACGACTCAAGCACCTGAATTACCATGCGGAAGGTGAACCACAAAACGAATCAATAGACGACAGTCTGCTAGACATAGCAAACTATGCTGTTATCGCTATGATGGTGAGGGCTGAGACATGGCCGACAAACATTTCGTGACATTAAGAAACTACCGTGTGTGTACCGAATGCAAAAACGGTTTCGTTCCCTCGGACCCACCATCCGTTTACACGTGCCTGACGTGCCGTTCATTGGCACCTTGTGCCTGACACGGTACACAAGTGTGGCTTTTGCATGACACAATACCACGACAACTGCCGGAGGGTAATAGTGTACTTCGATAAGACATGGACATGTGAATGCTTACACGACGAAGGGGGCACCGAATGAAACGTGTTATCAAGAAATATAACCGACCCGGATTCACGATGCACACGCTAGATGTTTGGCGGTTCAGTTTCAGTTTCACTGTTCGCGGGAAAAACTTTCATCAAGCAATCCTCAACGATCAACACAAGGTGGGATAATGAAACGAACCGTGGTAATTAGTGACCTGCAAATCCCCTTCGAGGATCGCAAAGCCGTTGATGCCGTCGCGGAATTCATTGAGGACTTCAAACCTGACAGTGTTATCAGTGTGGGTGACGAGTCCGATCTCGCACCGCTGTCACGCTACTCGCTAGGCACACGTGGAATGTACGAAGGTAACCTTGGTGCCGAACGAGACCGCGTAGTGGACGTACTAGGTATGCTGAAAGTACAGCACATCACGCGCAGCAACCACCTTGACCGGTGGTTCGCTGCACTCTCAAGAGTACCAGCGTTCGAGACAGTACCCGAAATGAAACTAGAAACGTTCTACAAGTTTGAGCAGTTAGGTGTCACCTACCACAAAGATCCGTGGTCACCAGCAAAGAACACGCTACTCATGCACGGTGATGAGGGCGCCATGAGCAGTAAGTCAGGACAAACAGCCTTAGGTTTAGCGTTACGTACCAACACAAACGTTGTGTGTGGTCATACGCACCGTCAAGGTATTTCTAGTACCACGTTCACGTGGCTTGGTAACAAGCAACCCAAGACCGTGTTCGGTTTCGAGGCGGGGACACTCGCAGACTTCAACTCTCCGGGTATGCGCTATGCGAAGATGAAGAACTGGCAGCAAGGATTCGGCTTGCTGTATGAGGATGGTAGTAACGTCACGCCAGTGGCAATACCGATAGTGAACAAATCTTTTATTGTAGAGGGGACGATGTACAAATGGAGATAAAAGAGATGACTATTACCGATAGTGAAATTAAACTAGCAAAGCAGGGGGCACAAGGCGCGTACCGTGCAGGGCGTGGACTGATAGACCTCGGGGATCTTATCGGTGAAGCGAACATGTGGATGGTGGAAAACTATCGTAAGGTAGTGACGTGGAGAGATGAAGGTCGCCACGGGCACAACAAACTCCGGCAAGCGTGTCGTCAGCGTTGCCTTACTGTGATCGCACGGGAACGTAAGAAGCGTTCCGGTCTTAAAGGTGGGGATCTTTTCTTTTACAATCCTCAAATGGTTCGTGAACTTATCGCAGACATTTTCAGTGTAGATGATTGGACTACTAGCGGTGTTGATAATGGTGAGTTGCGGGGCAAATCAGTGCCCTCTGAGGGTGGAAACAAACTTGCTATGGTGGTTGATGTGCGTGGTGCTTTCTATTCTCTTACCGTGGACGACAGGGCTGTCATTGAATCGTTGTATCGTGACGGTGAGTCGTTTACACAGGTAGCAGTCACACTTGATGTTGCTGAGCGTACCGTTAGGCGCAAGGAAGAACGTATCCTTGAGAAGATTGTTGAACGGTTGGGTGGGGAGTCACCCTTCAGGTAAGTGACCCCCCGTTAGTAAGCCACACTATGCCCGGTTGGGCATGTTCTGGCGTACTTTCTCCCTAACTAAAGCGTCAAAATACACCCGATATTAGGGGTGAATTGACGGTTTACAGATGATTCACTCATCACTTCACCTCCGGCGCGTCGCAGCGTTCGATTGATGTGATGGACGGGTTTGGAGGTGAATCGTTTGGAGCGAGAATGTTAAGGCCAACCATGATTGCCCCGTGAGCAAAAAAAACTGTCCCTTCAAAAGCCTTTTCGTTATATGTAGTAGTCACCCGCACCCACTCATGTTCTTTCAAAGTTGGTATCAGTTCGGCAGGTGTAGGCGGGACGTATAGGGTTAGGTTGCATTCGTAGTTTTGTTGATAAGTATCGCCAGAACTACGGTAATTCCATTCACCCAACTTTTCATGCCAGTCAGTCAGTGCTACCGTCCACGGCTGAGTGGAAAGTTCCGACAACACCCGATCCCCAAACTTAAACTTTGGTTGCGGGTGAATAGTTACTCCACCTTCTGCGCCAAGATTCTCTACCGAAACTTCCGTGCCGTCCAGTAGATACCCTTTCGTGACATTGGCTTCAATAGTGCCAGATCCACCACTTATACCGGGGTTATAGCCTCCACCGCCGCCAGCGCCTGCCTGCCACCGTTTCCCCAAGTTAAAAGAAATAAATCTTGCTAGTTTAACGTCAGCGGTGTGCTCTTTTTCTAGTTCCGCAATCAACTTAGCGTGATCCTCGTACCGCACCCACGCGCCTTCCCTGTTCGGACTCATGCACGAGTCGTACAACCTATGTCTATTTATTTCACTCATCACTTTCTCCTTCATCTTCTAGTACCACTAGGTCCTCGTACTGTTCAGCACCTAGACGTTCGCGTTCAGCACACGCATACCCTTCGCTATCAGCGATCACGTTGCTGAGGACGGTGACTGCCCGGGAGAGTTCTCCCGGGTGGTCAGGTGTCCACGGATCAAACAAGAACGTGGCTTGCATCTTCACCATGTGGTCCTTGTGCCTGACACCATCAATACTGAGCAGAGACAAACGCTCGGGGCTTAACGGTCGTGGCTCGCGATACGGGTCACTCACTGTCATCACCCTTGTCGTGGTCACTGTCGTCATGCCTGTCATGCTCCGTGTTTACCAGTAAATCTTTAAACTTACCCATTGTCTTCTTCCTTCCTGCTGTTGATGAGTTCCAGTATCTGTCGCGCTAAAGTGTACGCTTCGTCTTCACTGAAGATCAGTGTCGTGTCGTCGTTAGCCACACGAATGTTGTTGTCCTTAACGTACGTTACTTTCAATGGTTCAACGTCGTGCTTTGAAAACAAACTAAACATTATCGCTCACTCTCCATTCATTACGTGTGTCATTGACCCGGGATTCTCAAACTTTTCTTCCAGTATTTCCTCAACGTGTAAACGGATCTCGTAATCCGTAGGATACTCGTCGTAAGTAAACTCGTGGTCAATAATAGTTTCCTCACTGTTGTATGCGTGAACAGTATACGTGTCATCCGTCCACTCATGCACACAAATATCGTAACCTTCGATCTTGTCACGCTTCTGTTTCTGTATCAACCAAACAGGTTTCGGTTCAGTCATCATCATCATCATCTCCTTTTCCCATCTTGACTGTTGGTATATCCAAACAGTCACACTCCACCACACATTCACACTTGTCAAACAACCTGTCGCAGCAGTAATGCCAACCACAGTTAGTCATCATCGTCACCATCAATCGGTGTAGGCAACGTGATAAGGCTACCACACAAAGCACACACCCCGTCAAGTAAATACCACGCAACCTCACGGTCATCATCAAACTTTAAGCACGCAATAAACGTGTCACACCCGCAAGGGCACACGCACGTCGGTATACCACGGTAATCCGTGCCCTCACCTCGCATGATACCATCAAAAACTGTTACAAGTAAAGGGTTTTTTCTCTTAACTTTTCTACCAAACATTATGAACAACCCCTAACCTTGTATGATGTTTGCGCCCAATGCGAACGACCAGCACCATGATTCCACACTAACCAGAACGCCATATCCTGCCAGTACATTGACCAATCATTAACCTTACTAGCCCGCAACGTTCGACCAATCTTGATAGCCGAATCTTTAGGTAAAGTTAAGCGTAACTCACGCTGTATCATCCAACCAGCACCAACACCCATCTTTTTTGACAGTTGATACGCGCCACGATACTTACCCGTGCCATTGTTAGCGCCGTAAGCATGACGCGACTCATGCCAACGGATACAACGACGCAACGCCTCCGTCCTCGCAACAAAAAACCTTCCAGTGTACAGGCTTGCACCGTGATACTTTTTTTGTCCACGATCCAACACTTTAATGTTCACCTTGTCACCGTAAGGACGGTGGTACACGCCTTCACCCGCCACCGACACACCAGCGGGTGTGAGTGCAAGGCTAGTGGCCAGTATTATTTCCTTAATCATCTTGCACCCCGATCAGTTTCGTTATCAGTATCCGTGACCTGTCAGGCCCCGGTTCCGGTATGTTCCTAGACAAAGCATTCTCAGCCTGCTTCACAGTCCAGTACGGACCCCACGTAAACAAACCGAGACTACATTGTTGAACAACAACATAAGTTTCCCTCGCAAACACTATGTCGGCGGCAGATACTAGGACGCTACGCGACAGTGACTCCACGTCATCATGTTCAGTGTCCAGCAAAGCAGTAACCTGCCGTATCTCCCCGATCCTAGGCAGGAATACGCTAGACATTACTTAACCCAGAGTCAGGTTCCGTGTACCTTATGCCACGTTCGATTCTTATATTAACCATTTCGCGTGGACTCATGCCACCCCAGAAACCGTATTCTTCGTGATGTAAAGCCCATTCACCGCAATCTTTCACGACAGGGCACTCGCCACATATGACCCTTAGCGTGGGATTCATTACCCTACTAACTCCGGGCCCAACGAAGTACGCCTCGCCACCAATACTCCGGCACGTTCCACTTAACCAGTCGATGCTCGTGTATTCTTTACATGCCACGGTACACACCGTCCTTCGTGTAGTTAGTCCACTTAATTATGGCGCAGTCTTGAGTGCAGTAATGCTCACCGTCGTAGGTAACCCAATGGAATGGTACTGTTGGACTGTTCACTACACGATCACAGTAGTCGCAACCCACTGTCTCTTTGATACTCATGTCACTTCACCTTTTCTTGTAGTTTTTCTATACTACTATCATCATAACCCAACATGTCTACGGCTAGCACCGCATAATCCAGCATGGCCGGGTCCGAGTATGGTTGCGGCCTAGGCTTGAACCCTTTGAACTCGCAGAAACGCTCATACAGTACACGTCCCATCAAGTATTGTACCTTTAGTTCGTCATCCATTACTGTCCTCATCTTTCCACGGGCATTCTGCCGCTAGTCGTGCCGCTAGACGCGGCTTGAACACCGCTTCGCGTCGGCATAATTCCTCAATCCAATCACATGTAGCACACATCACATTCCTTCCTTTTCATAATCGTACACTTCACCATCAAGATAATCGTAATAGTGATCTTCCGTAAACATGCAGTAGAACATGGATATTAGTACACCGATGCCGACTAACACAACGAGTACTAGGCCAGTACGCACACCAATGTCTAGTGTTGCCCAAAGAATATCAGACATGAAAATTCATCCTCACTTTCATAACCCTGAACTCTACCCATTCTTGTTCGGCACGGTAATACGCCAGCATTTTCTTAGACTCCGCTACCGTGTCGGTTACGGATACGGATTCCCAACCGTAACCGTCACCGTGCCAGCCTTGAATTTCGTAACCGTATAGTTCACTCATCTCACTCACCTATCCTTATCTGTTTAGTTAGCACACTACTTTAGTGTCCTACCAAGAGCCACCATGCCGACAATAACATGGTGACCCAAGGTAATGCACTAAAGACTAGCCTGTGATTCGCACTGGCATCAGTAAGTAATCCCACTTGACGCCGTTATGTGCCTCCACATAGTCAAGCATGGCCGGTTTAAGGTTAGTGGTGAATCTAAATCTTATGGGTGCATCCTTCCAATGAGGGATCTTCGCGACATCCGCAAGATATGTCGGATTGTAGGACGCGAACGTAACGCTACCCTGCGACAGCATCTCATCCGTTGGCACTAACGACCGCCATTTTGGGAATTCACCGTCGATAGTTCGCACCGGGCGCACAATACGCTCACTAGGGTCACCGTATTCAATGGTTACCGTGTCACGACCGACGAGTGTGACCGTAATCATGTCATGCTCACTATTATTCCACGCTATTTTTTTAGGCAACACTTTGACTAGTTCGGCGGCCACCGTGCGAGGCAACAAGAATCCGCCCTCACCTACCGTAACCGCGTACGATTCTTTCCGTGTCACACCTACCACCATACGGTAACGGTCGGTAGTAATCACAGTGATCTCGTTATTGGACCATTCAAACTTTATCCCCGTGAGTACGGGTAGCGTGTCATCTTTGCCTACGGCCACTAGCGCGCCGATAAGCATGTCGCGAAACGAAACACCTAACATAGTAAATGTTGGCGCGGTAACGACATTTTCCGGGGTGAATCCCACACTATTATCGACCGCATGCATCTTAGTGCTACCGTCGCGTGAATATTCCGGCGACAAATCCCCGGAACCTAACGGTGCACCTACCGGGATAATCTCCACTTTAGACATGATCCCACTAGACACGATGTCATTCTTGAATCCTGTATACATAATCTAATCCTATCTATTCTGTTATGACGATAATCTATCGCCATGAAACGACACTAGCATACCTTGCCTAGTGTCGCAACATGAAACTAGATTAAATCACCTACTTCCCGGAATAAAGGCAATCGTAATACGTTGGCGTCACAGTATCTAACCACGTCGTAAAATCTAATTGCCTATTGCCCCCCAACTTATACGTTGCCAGCATATCGAAGTCGGTATGTAACTCCACGGTGTCACTACCGATAATCCACGTCCACCATTGCCCGATACGGTTAGCGCGTTGCGCGGTCATGATACCGTCGCGTGAATAAATCATTTTGTTACCTTCCTATTCTTAATCCATACGATATGGCACTGGCAATAATCCCATACCATGTCGCATTGCTCACAAGTAATTCCATTAGTCGAACGATACTCTGTGCGTTTCATGTTGTCACCTTGCCCAATTCGGCACTGACCACCGGGTAAGTAGGACGACCGTAGTCATGCAAAGTCATTACAGACTTGTCAGACTTACAACCGAAACAATACACTCCCGAAAGATAAGTGTTACAACTAGCGCACACTATAACCAACTTAGGATCAAACTTGTCTTTCGAAGTATTGTGCCAACATCCTGTGCTGTTGTACCCTGAAAACTCGCAATAAATACATTCCATGATCTTTCCCACTTTCCTATCCTCACCTAACCAATTTGATTAAGTAGCAAGCCCTAGCGCCTAAGCACTAGAGCAAACTAACTATTCAAACTCTCACCTGATGAATAACGTCCACCGTGAAGCGATCACCGCCTAGGTGGGAATGGCAACCGTCGCACATTGACCAACTAAAGTTAGGCTCACCTTTGTCACTACTAATATCCGTGTAACTATCCACGCGCAAAAGATAGGACATGAATTGGTAACCCAACTCGTTAGTGTCTTCTTTACCTTCGAATACCCCGTGGCCTGTCATGTAGCAATCCACGCAAATATCTGCACTGTAAATAATTAGTTCTGGTGTCGCACTCATGTCCTTGCCTTCCTATTCTTGTCCTATTGTTAGGACATAGCCGAACCTAGGTTCCCCTAGGTCAGACTATGAAACAACACTAGACAACCTTACATGCACTCCCCAACAAACTCTAGTACCGACTCCACGGCGAACGGCGCATAAACATATACTTCAGCCTTATCTCCCCCCCAATTAACTTCCACACTCGCGCCACTATCCTGGAAAGTAACCCAACAATTAGGACCACCTAAAGTAACCGCTACTTCGACACTCACCAGAGTGTTGCCGTAGCCATAAGTGCAACGCGTATCTAAACAATCATCCAAATATGCCATAGCGTCGAATACCTTACCGTTGGCAACAATCTCACGCAAATCGTCCGCAATACTATCGGCGTATTCTTGACTCAAATTATCAGACATGACTAACCTTTCCTATTCTGTCGTAACGTATCCGCTTTGGATACTACACAATACACTGACTCACTCGCCTAGTGTACCGTGTGCTATTGAAAGCGGGCCAAGATGTCGTGCCTCACTCATGCGTTCATTGTTTCACTCTTCCACTAATAGTTGTCGGAATAAAGCCTTAGCCTCTTCTAAAGTGTAGTCAATGTATCGCTGTCGCACCAGATAACCTAAGTCATCCAAGGCTGATAGTGTGAATCCGTCCACGCCATATTGCTCTACGGTAATGTTATTCATGTCTAATCCTTAATTGTAGGCAGGCCGGTTAGCCTGATCAAAAGTAGAATATGTCACCTTGACATACGGCCTAGGCACATAGTCGTCGTCGTTCACAATAGGTTCGACTAGGTTCGTCGAAACATTAACCCGTTCGCGTGTTGTCCTACGTCGTGGCTTTTTGCCATAGGCAGGATAGTAACCCGTTGGTGACGAACTACTACGCAAGCCATACACACTAGGGTTAGGTCTTGCACTCACCCTAGCCAGATTTAATGGCGTACCACTTCCGAACAACGACGCGCTATTGGCGCGTGACATGAATACCACCAAGCCTTTCCTAGTCTGAGATACTTGCGTATCTTCCAATAAATCAACCTTACTACTTTTGGTTCATGTAGTCAAGTACCTAGCGGAAAGAATTTTGGGAGAGGATCACCGGCGACCGGCTTCTTGATCCACGCTCCCCGAACTTTCCGGTTGCTACTTGCTTACAGGGATTACATTACTCCGATCTCAGGAAAGCACAAGGGGCAAAACGGACATTCACATGTGATCTACGTCACACTCATTGTCCGATATGCGGAACTTTCGACCCCCGACCCAATACATGCCCGTCAATCCTAGGCCCTCAGAATGGACGACAGAGCCACGTCCGATAACCGGAGTCCTGGCCTACACATAACGGACACACACAACAACAACGCACCACCCGCAAGGTAGTTGCATCTGCATTGGTTTGGTTATTGCAAGTTGTTTGCAGGTGCGAACGGTTTGCAGGTGTATGTAGTGTGGGTTCAGGCCGGTTAGGTTAGGCTTACCTTACGGGGTACCCCGTCGGTTGGCCTATACCCCCTGGGGGTATACCCCCGTACCGTGGTTACCCACCAGTAACTTACGGTAGCGTAGGTTACGGTAGCGTAGGTTACCCATCAGTAACTTGACCCCATGGATGCTTAGGTGGCCGCGGAGGGTAGTATATATATAGGGGTACCTTTCTTGCGGGTTATATTGTTTGGGGGCTACCGTATTGTCCGGTTTGTACACATAGTTTACAACAATGTTGTAACAATTTACTGTTTTCTTGTTTTTTGTGTCCAAAAGGGTGTCCGAAACGAGGATATATATATAGAAAGTAAAACCGTACGGTACTGTAAGCGAGTGCTTCTTGCACGAGCGCACATCGCTTCGGTTTACGTTGAAGGCACTACGAAGTAGGTGCCGGTAACTCACCCTTCGTTGCTTCGCCTCAGGGTTCGTTTAACGGTTACTGTTTCTTGGGGCACTTCGCTCAGTCGTCGCTTCGCTCCTCCTTCGCTCAGTAGTTTCAACGCCGATGCTAATAATTGTACGCCAATGGGGGTACCCTCTCCTACACCCCTGTTAACACCCTAGTCAACATTGCTGTGTACACAATTTTTTTTTAACGGAAAGGTTGTCTCCATGGCTGCTGCGGGCCGTAAGGCTGGTACTGTTGCCGAGGCTAAAATCTTGTTCCTTGAGCAGTTACAGTCCGGTATGACTATTAAGGCCGCGACTAATGCTACTGGCCGTAATATTACGACGTATGAGCGTTGGCGTCGGGATGATCCTGAGTTTGTGTCGGCGGTTGAACGTATCCGTAACATGAGGAACGTGTCTGGTGTACGTACGGGTGTTCACATGTCGTTCCCGGAGTTTAGTGAAAAGTTTCTTGGTGCCCGCGTTTTTCCTCACATGCAGAATGTGGTGGACATGATTGAGGGTGGGAAGCCTTCGTGGGTTCATCCTAGTATGACCCATGAGGGTGGGGAACCTGACCTTATTATTGCGAACATGCCACCAGAACACGCGAAGACTACGAGCATAACAATTAATTATGCTGTGTACCGGATTGCTATGGACCCTAACGTTCGGGTTTTGATCGTTTCGAAGACGCAGAGTATGGCGAAGAAAATGCTTTTCGCTATCAAGACTCGTTTGACGCATCCCCGCTACGCAGACATGATCACCCAGTACGGTCCGGTGGGTGGTTTCGATAAGGATGCTGAAGCGTGGAATCAGGACATGATCTACATTTCTGGTAATGCCCGTGACAGTGGCGAGAAAGACCCCACTGTGCAGGCTCTTGGTATTAGGGGCCAGATTTATGGTGCCCGTGCCGACCTCATTATTTTGGATGATGCTATTGATAGTATTAACGCCCACGATTATGAGCGACAAATAGATTGGATACAATCTGAGGTTGTCTCCCGAATTTCTTCATCAGGTGCCTTGCTAGTGGTTGGTACACGACTTTCCAGCAAAGACCTTTACTCAGAGTTACGTGACCCGAAAAGGTACCCTGATGAGGAATCCCCTTGGTCATACTTGGGTATGCCTGCCGTCTTACAGACAGACGAGGACCCCCTAAAATGGGTGACGTTGTGGCCTAAATCCAATCAGATTGAGATTGGGGCTAAAGGGGCAGACACAGAACCAGACGAGGACGGGCTGTTCCCTAAATGGAACGGCACAAAATTATCTAAGAAACGCAAACGTATGACACCGCGAGTGTGGAGCATGGTGTATCAGCAGCAGCAGGTTGCTGATGAATCCATTTTCACTATGGAGTCGTTGCGTGGAAGTATTAACGGTAACCGTATGACTGGTCCTATGCCTAAAGGTATGGTGAACTGCCGACAGAATGGCATGGATGGTCTCATTATTATTGCTGGCCTCGACCCTGCCACTTCTGGGCACACCGCCGCCGTAGTTATTGGCCTAGATCATTACACGAACAAACGATACGTACTAGACGTGTACAACAAGGTGGGTACTACACCTGAAGAGATCCGGGATCTTATCAAGAACTGGACTGACCGTTATGGGGTAGTTGAATGGAGAATAGAAAAAAACGGTTTCCAAGGGTTCCTTGTCCATGACCGCGAAATAAACCAGTATTGTGCTGGGCGCGGTGCAAGGATCATGCCCCATTTTACTGGCAACAACAAGCATGACGCCGATTTCGGTGTTGCTTCTATGACAACTTTGTGGGCAGGGTGGGAAGATAAACATCACCTTGTAGAGTTACCGTCCACTCACGGTTCTGAAGCAGCCAAAGCAATGGTAGAACAACTCGTTACTTGGTCGCCTAACGCACCTAAAGGAACGAAGACAGATATTGTTATGGCTTTGTGGTTTGCTGAACTTGGTGTTCGTGACCGTATCACGTTGCGGGGCAACTACACTAGGTCACACGTAAAGAACTCTTTCCTTACCCCGTGGGATAAATCGAATCAGATTACAGTTGACCTTGTTGACGCTGAAGCGCAGCAACGTTGGCAAACTATTGGTGTTTAGGAGTAATTAGTGAATGAACTAACAGGTGGCAAGGGCACAGAAGATGTGCCTATGCGCGAACTTAGGGGCTTGTACACCCGCACCAAGACCCGTTTCACTGCCCGCGATACCCGTATGCAGAACGTTCTTGCTGTACGTCAAGGCCGTATGCGTGACGTTTTCCCTGCCCTGTTCCCTGAAGGCCCCTTCGATGGTGGCATTGTGGCGAACATGGTGGATGTTGCGGCCCGTGACCTGTCAGAAGTACTAGCACCATTACCATCTTTCAACTGTTCCTCATCTAAGATGACTAACGACACGGCTCGTGCTTTCGCTGAGAAACGCACACGTATCGTTAACGGTTATTTGGATAACAGCGGCCTGCAAATACAAATGTACACGGCGGCTGACCGCTACTTCACTTACGGTTTCGTTCCCAGCATCATCGAAATTGATGACGATAACAAAATGCCAAGGATTCGTTTCCTTGACTCTATCGGTGCATACCCAATCTTCGACCGTTGGGGAATGATTACCGCTGGTTTCTTTTCTTTCTTCAAGTCCCGCGACGAACTCATGGTCATGTACCCCCACACTCGGGGTATCCTTGAGACTCCCGGTGGTGGAGGGGGCAACGATCTTATAGAGATTGTTCGCTACCACGACAAGCACGTTGATATGATCTTCATGCCCCACAAAGAAGGCATGATACTAGAATCAGTCAAGAACCCTGTGGGTGAATGCCTCCTAGAATGGACTCAACGTCCCGGTGTTGATGAAGAATCACACGGACAGTTCGATGACGTCCTAGCAGTACAGGTTGCTAAGGCAAGGTTTGCCTTACTGAGCCTTGAGGCCGCACAGAAAAGCGTACAGGCACCCATCGTGCTGCCACCTGACGCACAAGAAATGACGTTCGGACCTGACTCTATCATCCGAACTAACAGCGGTGACCGTGTACGCAGGGTAGCCCTTGAGGTTCCTTCTGCCGCTTTCGCCCAACAAGGTGTACTTGATCAAGAGTTACGGCAGGGTTCACGTTACCCTGACGCACGTAACGGTAACGTTGAGGGCAGTGTTGTTACTGGCCGTGGCGTTCAGGCACTCATGTCAGGCTTTGACACGCAGATCCGTACAGGTCAAGCCATGTTTGCCCGCACCCTTGAACGTCTTGTTCGCAAATCGTTGATGCTTGACGACACACTGTTTGCTACTGTAAGCAAAACTGTTCGCGGTAACGCCGACGGTACCCCGTATGAGGTGAAGTACCGCCCAGAAAAAGACATTGACGGTGACTACACTGTTGACGTTCAGTACGGTCTCATGGCCGGACTAGACCCCAACAGGGCACTCGTGTTTGGTTTGCAGGCCCGTGGAGACAAACTGATTTCCCGTGACTTCCTTCGCCGCCAAATGCCTTTCTCTTTGAACGCCTCAGAAGAAGAACAACAAGTAGACATAGAAGAACTCAGGGATGCGTTGAAGCAGGCTGTCGCGGGTTACGCACAAGCCATACCTATCCTTGCACAGAACGGTCAAGACCCCGGAGAGATCCTTGCACGTCTATCCCAAATCATTATTGGTAGGCAAAAAGGTTTACCGATGGAAAAGATTGTCTCAGAAGCCTTCGCTCCTGAGCCTGCTCCCATGCTGCCGGGGGTTGAACAGTCAGGTGTTGATGACCCTAACGCTGAGATGCTGGGTCCCTCTGGCGAGGTTCCCCCCGGCGGTGATGGTAACGAACTACCGGGCCTAAATGATGCCACTGGTCAACTCCGTGGGGTTGCACCGGGACAGTCCGGCATGAGTCCGGGTGGTGCACCTGACATGCAAACCCTTCTCGCGTCCATGGGTTCTAATGGGCAACCTAACTTACAGGCTGGCGTTTCACGCCGCCTACCTATCTAAGGAGCAAACAATGGCCGTAAAGCCTAGAGTTAAATACGACTCGGATGGTAACAAGTATGAGTGGAGCACAAAGTCCGGGACATGGGTCAGGACGAAGGGTGCTGTTGCCGTCAAAAGGGAAGAGGCGGCGGCCGCTAAAATAAAGAGCGCAAAAATGGTTGCCGACTACAAGAAGAACGACTCTGCCCGTGCAGCAATGGCGGCACGTAGAGCCAAAAATCAGCCTGCTAAACCTGCTACCACTACCTCCAGCGCAAAGAGCAGATTGCAGAAAACCACGAACCAGACTGCCAAAACCCAAGAAACAAATAAACCTAAAACTACTCCTACTTCCACAACCACACCTCAGCCAAGCGCGAGTGCTCCTTCTAGGGGTTCTAGTGCTTCTTCCAAGGCAAGTAAACCTGCCACTAAAAAGCCAGTCGTTTCCCAATCCAAAACCATGTACGTCAAGAAGGGCGACATGGTTAACGGCAAGGAAGTAAAGAAGGGTTACGTTGCACAGTACGGTAAGCCTGAACGTAAGGTTACTGGTGTGGTTAAACTTGTTGTTGACACTACCCGTGGTAAGGCTGGCTCTAAGGTTGAAGTTAAAAAGGGACGTTATAACAAGAAGGGTAAGTAGGGTGGCTTCCACCCCTGACCCTCGCTTAAAGAAGGCGGGTGTTACTGGTTTCAATAAACCTAAACGTACACCCAGCCACGCCACTAAGTCTCACGTTGTTGTTGCAAAGGAAGGCGATCAAGTTAAAACGATTCGCTTTGGACAACAAGGTGTTACTGGTGATAAGCAACCTTCCGCTAGGCAGGCTTCGTTTAAGGCTCGTCACGCAGCAAACATTTCTAAAGGTAAAATGTCAGCGGCTTATTGGGCCGATAAAGTCAAATGGTAAAGGGATAAACAGTGGATAAAAAACCAGCAAAAAAGGCCACGACTGCACCAAAGAAAAAAGTTCCTAAAGGTTCCCATATGATGCCTAATGGTTCAATCATGAAGAACTCAGCAATGAAGAAGAAGTATTAGTAATGGCAGAGAAGAAGCCGTTTTGGGAAAAAAAGAATCCAAAGAAAACTTCCACTCCTTTAACTGCTGCACAAAAAAGCAACGCTAAGGCTAGAGCCAAGAAAGCCGGTCGTCCTTACCCTAACTTGGTTGATAACGCTGCTGCCAAAAAATCCTCATCAAGTAGAAAGAAGTAGCGGCATGTGTATGTCTTGTGGTTGCTGGATGGACCCTGAAAGTAAAAGTGAACCGAACCATCCGGAGAATTCAACTGTAATGCCTAACGTTAAAACAACGGTAGGTCCTCTTCCTAAGAAAGGTAACTAACATGGCAGCATCAGCACCAACACAACCGCCTCTTGACGGTCGCAACTCACCAAAGCCCGGAGATAAAGGACAGATCATGTTCAGTACTAATCCCGGTGGAACTAAAGGTAAGTAAAAAACTATTGTCGTTAAAACAAGGAAGGGTGCATAATGAACGGTAAACCTGCAAGTAGGGACATTGGTATGCACATTTCTTGGGGTGACATCAGGTGCTCTGTTATCGCTGAAGGGCGCTCGTGGAGTCCTGATGTTGCCGACGATATGGTTAACCGCATGGGTGACTTGTGGGAAAACACTCTCCGCAGCATTTCCGATACCGGATACTTTGATGGTGAAGAAGAAGAAGAGGATGAAGAGGACGAGTACGGTCCCACTCCTAGTAAAGAACTTATTGACCCGTACGTTATTAGACTGAGTGAGGATGGTGAGGTGAGTGGCTGAAGGCCAAGGTGGTCCACGCACACCTCGTAACCCTGCACCCGTGAGCGCACCGGGTTCTATGTCTCGTCGTACTGACGGACAGGTTATGCCTCAAATGACTGGTATGCCTTACGGTGAGAACAGCGACTTTAACGAAATGCAGTCTTCCGCACCTATGAGTGCAACGAACATGCAAGGCCCACGACTCAAAGGTAAGAGCGCCCCCCCTGCCGGTATGGGTGGCGGTTCTAGTTCCACCCCTTTGTTTAGTGACACGCAACGACCTGACGAACCTGTTACTGCTGGTGCCCCGTTTGGTCCCGGTAGTGGTTCTCAATCAATAATGGGTTCAGTGGAACAATCTCGTTCCGACGCTTCCGCAATCAAAAAGTATCTTCCCGACTTGATAAGAATGGCTGAGAGTGAAGATTCACTAGACGGATTCAAAAGGTTCGTTCGCCATTTAAGAAACGTTCAGGGTTCTTGATGCCTTCTTTACAAGAAAACATTGACGCTGTTGTCGGTGCTATCGGTACACAAAACATAGGTATCGTGTGGGGTTTGTCTAACGTTAAATGGTCGAACGTTCAAGACCGTGACGATTTTTTGCAAAACATTATCAACAGGGAAGGTGGGTAAGTGGCTGAAGATAAGAAGCCTAAAGGCCCAACAGCAGGTGCGCGACCTAAGAACTGGGTTGCCATCAAGTCCCTTTCCGGTGGCGTATCCTCACCCACAAATAGTACACTACAGGAAACTATTGGTGAGCCTAGAAACTTTCGGAACACTGCACCTATTTCTCGTCCTGACGCACCAGAGTTAACTGAAGGTTTACCTGAAGAAGCCCAAGACAACTCTTTCCTTGGCGGCTTCCTGAACCTGATGGACAGGGCTGTTCCTGACGACCTTGGTGGACTTATCCGTGGCGAGACTGGTTGGATTAACAACGTTCCTTTTGCTGGTGACGCTTACGAGAACACTGCCGGTCGCGTACTTGGCACTGGCCTAGATGCTGGTTCTGCTGTTGTTAACGCAATGAACTGGGGCAGTGAGAAAATGAACCACCTTGGTGCCGCTGCCTTCTCAGCGTTACCCGGTGGTATAGAAACTTTGACGTGGGATCAGGCAAACGACATTAGTTTAGGTCAGGTTGTTACCGCCAACTCTGCCATAAACAACAATAGTTTTGGTGGGTGGCTTATCAACGTTGCCACGTTGCAGACTCCTTTCGCTTTGATGTCTGCGAAGAGTGAGAGCGACGACCCTAACAACGCCTTGTATTTAGAAAACTTCAATATCCTTAACAAGGAACAACGCGAAGCGGCTTTCGAGTCTGGTGGGCTTGGTCAAACAATGTCCGGTTACGCTGACGCCATTTGGATGGTTGCCGCTGACCCTACTATTATTGGTGGTAAAGCCAGCAGCATTCTTCGCATTGGAAGTAAGGTTGGCGAGTTCGGTGGTTTGAGTAACCAGTCGTTGCGTACCGCTAAGCAAGTGAGTTCTTTTGCTGACCGCAACACGGAGCAAGCAGCCATCATTGCTAAGTTTGGTGGGGACTACAAGGCAGCAATAAACAGTGGAGAGTTAAGCACTGAGGGTGTCCGGTTAGCGGACGCTCTTAATGGTACTGCTGATTCTTTGATTAACAGTGTCTACGTAAAAAACTCTCCCCGCAAAAAAACCACTCTAGACATTCTCGCTAACGAAACTTCTATGAGTAACCCTGCTGAGGGCGCTCTTGTCCTTAACGCCATATCTGGTCATGCTGACTCGTGGGTTAAGATTCGTGAAGTCAACAAGGACTTGTACGACAAGTTGAGCACTTCGATGAACCAAAACATTTTTGATCCAGTTCCCGGTTCTGCTGCGGCAGACAACATGGTTGGCGAAATCTCTGACATGACCACTGATCAGGCTAAGTTTGGTGACGAACTGATTGAGGAAGCAGAGAACGCCCGTGTTGCTGCGATTGCTGATGAAGCAGGAGTTATTGACGGGGCACCTCCTGTCGCGGATGAAGCATTGGATGTTTTCTCCGGTCAACTTATTGAACGTGGTGGCGCTAGGATTGGTGCGCCTCTAGTTCGTGCTGCTGGTGCTTACCGTCGTGGTGCAGCGTCAACTAACTTGCAACGTAACCCTCTTCGTAAAGTACAGGTGCCACCCACGATTCCCGGCAATGGTCATCTTGTTTATGATGCTATCGAGAGGACAGCCAGTTCACGCCCAATCACTGCTATACGTTGGGTTGGTAAAGGCACACCTAACGGCATCGTTGATGTTAAGGGTGGTGACGGCGAGAACAGTCACCGTGAGATTGCGAACTGGCTTCGCCGTTCATCAATCCAAACGGACGAGGCAACCATTTACTTTAACGATTTTGTTGCTGCTCAAAGCCCAGCGGATCGTATCGCTGTTATTGACCGCATGGAACTTGCCTACGTTAAGACTGTTGCCACGAAGAAAAACATTACTCCTGAAGCGGCACAGGCAGTCTACGATGGTTACAAGGCTAAAAGAGCCATGACTTTAAGAAACATTTCTAAAACTAAAACAAAGTTTTATGCTGATCCTGACACAGGCGAGATGATTAAAGTTCCCATGTTTTATGCTGAACTCGACGCAACCATACCAATGATTGACACAAAGATTTTTTCTCGCGTTGTTGGTGGACATCAAGAAGCCCTTCGCACGGTTGAGAATCTTACAGAACTTGCCGACCAAATAAACAAGGTGTGGAAACTTAGTGTTCTCATCCGTTTAGGTTACACGCAACGTAACATTGCAGAAGGTTTCCTTCGTGGTGTTGCAGTGTCCGGCATGATTATGGCTAACCCTCAAGCGTTCGCTGCGTTGCCTGCAAACATTCTTCTTTCTGCTTCTGTTCGCCGTGGACTGAAAGGTGTCGCAACTCAAGAAAGAGTTCTTGTACAAGCGCGAGACAACCTTGATAATGCTCGTGGTGTTTTGAATCAGGTTTTCAAAGATGCTGGTATTGCAGCGGGAGTCAGTCTTCGTAACGACGCTGCTGCTTTAACCTCCCAAATAAGCAAACTTAAGAAAGTCAAAACCGTTGAGTCTGCTGCTCAAATAAAAAAACTTACCAGCAAACGTGACCGTTTACTAGCCAAGGCCAACAAGATTGAGTTAACAAAAACTCAACCTCGCCTCGGTCAAATGAACGCGGCTCGCATAGAACAAAACGAAGCGATCCGTAAAGTTGATGAACTCTCTAAAGAGATCGAAGACGCTTTAACTGTTCTTCGCATTAAAGATTCTCGTCGTAAACTTCTTGGCAAAAAAGGTAACGTTGTTGCTAAGGACGCCAACGGCGAAGACATTATTTACGCTGGCGCTTTCGAGGGTCCCGCTGGACGGGCGGCACTGCTATCCTCTTCCGCTGACTCTACCGTACGTAACGTCTTCGAGGGTTCCTTTCAGTCTCGCATTAGTTCTAGGAATGCCCAGCACGACTACGACAAGATTGATCCTTCTAAGTTGGCACCGGCAGAAATGAATGTTTACTGGGCTGAGTACGCGGTTCGCATTAACCGTCGGTACGCCACAGATCCTGTTGCTCAAATGATTATTAGAAACGAACCAATCGAAGACATTAAGGCTTGGTTTACTTCACCTGATGGTATTCGGTACCGTAAAGATCTTGGTTCACCGAAGAACCCGATGGGTAACTCTACGGAAATTGATACTTACTTGTCTAAGGCTATACAGCGTCTTGACTACGAGTTGCCTCAAGGTTCACGTCTACGTGAAATATCTTTACGCGGTGACCTGACCTCAACGGAAGTTATTTCCGCTATCGGTTCTTCCGAACTTCCTGTTCTTGTTGGTCGCCTTGGTAGTGACGAGGCGGTCGGTTTGTTTAAGGGTGCAGCAAACAAGGCAGACACTATTTCTTCAAGTTTAATGAAAGGTTTGGGTAGTATTCCCGAAGACAAACTTCTTCGTCACCCTTTTTACAACAACGTTTATATTGCGCGGCAGAAAGAACTAGGAAGACTTGCCCAAGATCAAGGGCAGGATCTTACTTCCTCTGTGGTGCAAGGTCGTATTAACAGGTCTGCTCACTCTTCGGCGTTGAAGGCAACACGTGAAACAATGTACACAATTGAAGAGTTGTCTAACGTTTCACAGTTACTGCGCTGGGTGTCACCTTTCTTCCCTGCCTTTGAGAACGCTATCCGCACGTGGGGTCGTATTGCTTACGCGAACCCTGCCGTTCTTGGTTACGGTAATCTTTTGTGGAATGTTCCTAACTACATGGGTATGGTTGTTGACGAGAACGGCGATCCTGTTGCTCGCTCAAACATGCTTAAGGATGAAAACACTTGGGTTATTTTGCCCAGAGAGATTAACAACATTCTTCAAAAGAGGGGAATCATTTCTCCGGGTCAGCCGATGCGTGTGCGCCAGTCCGGTGCGAACGTTGTCTTTCCCGGTGCGGAGTTTTGGTTTCCCGGTGCAGGTCCGGGTCTTGCTGTCCCGCTGGCTGCTATCCTTCGCAACAAACCTGAAGATCAGGAACTGTTAAAGAACATTGTTGGTGAAAACATTTACCGCCAGATTGTTCCTAACGGTAACGTCAACACTAACCTTGTTGATTCGATGCTTCCTACGTTTGTTCGTAGGGTTAAGCAAATGTGGCAGGGTGAAACTTCCGACACTGCTTACATTTCTTTGTTTAACGACATGGTTGAGGATGCGTACATTAACGCTCAACTTGAAGGTAGAAACATTTCTTCTAAAGATTACGCTAAGATTGAAAGTGACGTTGACAAGTTTTGGCGCTGGCAGATTGGTGCCGCTGCTATTGCACCGTTCCAGTCTGCGTACGCTTCACCTCACCAGTTGCAGCGTGACTCTTGGCGTAAACTTATTGACGACCAATCCATTCCTTACATTGATAAGATCAAGGCTTTCAAGGAAGAGTTCGGTTACGAGTATCTTGCTATTACTCGCTCTACTTCCGCTAACGAAACTGGCTTGAACCCTAACTTAAAAACTTGGTCTAGGATCGTTGAGAATCCTAGTTTGGTTCGTGACCTTTACAACATAAACCCTGAACTTGTTGGCATGTTTGGCAACATGGGTTCGTTTGATGACCCGTTTTCTTACGCGGTTTACGGTGAGTTCTCTGGCATGAAGATTGGTTCTGACGGTAAACCTGTGCGTTCTAAACTTAAACCGGATCAGGTTCTTCGCAACAATCAGGTTGTTGACGGATGGTCGGAGTACTTTCAGTTAATGGATGCCATTGAAAGTAAAGTTGTTCAGTCTGGTTTTTCTAGCCTGCAAGTTAAAGACGCACAGCCTTTGCGCGATATTCGTGATGAGACTATTGCTTTGTTGTCTGTTAAGTATGAGGCTTGGGGTCAGGAGCGTTCTTCTTACGAAAATAGTCTTCCTGACTTTATTGTTGGTGCAAGAATCCTTGTCAAGAACTCAACGATTCTTAATGAGGACAGCACCATGAGGGCACTGTCCGATTATTTGACGTTGCGTGAAGCGATATCGGATAAACTTTCTCAGACGAGTGACAGTGACATACGGAATTCTTTGAAAGACATTGGTTACGCTGCCGCTTTTGATTTAAGGCAAAGCGATATTGGCTTCGCTGATTTTTATGACAAGTATCTTTCTTCCGACGACTTTAGGAAAATATATGGCTCCTAATTCTAATATCCTTGATAACGCTTTGAGTAAAGTTAATAATGAGAATGTTGACAATACTGGAAACGCAGACTTTGATGACACTTCCATCTTTGTTAGTGGGTCACCGAACACTTCTGGTGTACCTAACTACTTGAGTGGGAACTTTAACAAACAGAACGTTATGACTGTCGGTCAGTTGAAGCAGAGTGTTGAAGAACTGTTTGCTACTAAAGATCCTTCATCTAAGGCCATTGCACAAAACTTGTACAAGGCTGGGTTTATTAGTAAGTCTCAGAGGGACACTGGTTTAAGTGTTGCTAAGTATGGTGTCGGTAACGCTGCCGCCATGTATGCCGCTTACACTCGCGTTGAGGGTTCACGGTCGGTTTCTTTTGAGGACTGGCTACCTTGGTATGCTAACTCCCAACCAGATCCTGATGAGGGTGGCGGTTCTGGCGGTGGTGGATACACTGGCCCTACTACTTCGACTAGTGTCTCTATCACTGACTCGGAAGACGTGTCTCGCTCGTTGAACACTTTCGCTGTTGACATGCTTGGTCGTAACTTGACTGACAGGGAACTGAAGAAGTACTCGAAGGCTTACACTGCCGCTGAGAAGGACTCACCGCAGGTGACTGTTTCTACTCCCGGCGTTGGTTCCAATGAGAGTGTAACTGAACAAACTGTTACTAGGGATACTATTGCCAAAAACATTTTGCAGGATAGTCCGGCGTTTGCCGACAATGTGATCAAGTCTGATGTTCTTGAAATGTTTTTTAACAGGTTAGGTGGGAACACTGGTGGCTGAAACTATTAAAGAAAAAAGGGCTAAGCGGGCCGCAAGGGTTGAGGGTTTGCGTCAGGAAGAGATCGCGGATTCTATCGCTAAGTATTCTTATTTCAAGTTACTTGTTGAGTCTAACCCTGAGTTGCAGGGTTACTTTCAGGATCTTAAGAAGATCATTAAGGCTAGCCCTACGGGAACTATTACTCAGGATGAAGTTAACAACGCTACCCGTGGCTATGATTACTTTACTACTTATGACTCCGATCAGCAAAAGTCTAAGATCGCTCAGGCTCTTGACTTACAAAACAACACTAACTTGTATCAAGAGTCTGTCGACGCGAAGAAAACTGCGATTGTTTACACGGCCCGTCAGAAGGGTTTAACTCTTAGCGAAGATGTTTTGAACGAAATGGCTACGTTGTCTCGTTTCAACGACTGGTCGGACATTGAACTTGATAATGCTATTGGTGCGGAAACGATCAGGTTTATTTCTGGTGGCGGTCAGGCCGGTGGTGACGCTGGAACGGTTCAAACACAGTTGTTGCAGTGGGTTAACAAGAACGGGCTGAGCCTTAATAGCGCTCAGGTTGCCCGTTACGTTGAGTCAAGCGCCTTTGGGGGAACCGACTTGGAGAGTATTAAACAAAACATTCGCAACACTTACATGACTGGTTCTTACCCCGCGTGGGCGGATCGTATCTCTGCCGGTGCTGACCCTTCCGATATTGCTGCACCGTACAAGCAACGCATGGCTTCACTGTTGGAAATTGATCCTGACAGTATTGATTTTAATGACGTAATGTTAAGCCAAGGTATGCAGGGTGTTGGTGCTGACGGCA